CATGCGATGAAGGCGGGGAAGGACACGGAGGGTGCGGACCCAAACGCAGCGACCCCAGTGCTACCGAGCTCTGGGGAATTGCCCGCGTCACCTTCGGACTTACCAACGACGAATTCCTGACCTGCACGCCGCTGGAATGGCAAGAGTTGTGGAAGGCATTTGACGCACGTGAACATCGGGCTGAAGTGGCAGCAGATTATCAGGCTGCAAAGATTTGTGAGGTCATGGTGAATATGCAGCGATCTTCTGATAGCAATCCAGTTGAACTGGCCGATTTCCTACTCTATGACCGGCCGGTGAAACAGGGGCAGACCCCTGAGCAGATGCTTGCGATGGTGGATATGCTTGTCGACGGGTTTAAGGGCACACGAGTTGTGAACTGAAGTGGTTGTTATGGTAGGAGGTTAGTGAAATGACTCTCGCCAAGCTCATAGTCAGCATCGGCGCAAATACCGCTGAGTTCGAATCGAACCTCAAAAAGGCCTCGACTCAACTTAAGGGTTTTTCGAATGACGTAAAGGTTCTATCGCCCGCCTTTGACGCCATTGGTAACGCCATTAAGGTAGTGGGCGTTGCGATGATTGGCGCTTTTGTCGGCGGCGGAACTGCAGCCCTGGTGAGCGCGGCAAAAATCGAACAGTACCGGCTCTCCTTGGACACTCTTATGGGCAGTAGTAAGGCAGCGGGCGAGGCGGTAGCGAGCGCCATAAATCTGGCCTCAAAAACTCCTTTCACTGATGAACAGCTCCTTGCGGCTACCGTAGCGTTGGAGAAGTTCGGGCAGGATGCGCAAACAGTCTTGCCGCAGGTTGCGAATATGGCGGCAGCTACCAACAAGGACGTGGCCGGGGCCGCCGAGGCCTTTGGCGCGTTCCTGCAGGGTCGGGTCAAGGCCTTGGCCTCCTATGGCATAACGAAGGCTGCGGTCCTCGCAGAGGGCGCGGCGACAGAGCAAGGAATACAAATTGCGAACGAAAAGGGTACCATCGTCAACGAGGCAGCCTACAATGCGGCTCTGTTGTCCCTCATGGACAAACGCTTTGCCGATGGTGCCAACAAGCAGGCCAATAGTATCAGTGGGTTGAAAACACGTCTCCAGGACGCAGCTGACGATGCTCTGAGGACCATTGCAGGGGTTACAGATCAAGGTGACATCCTGGCGGGCGGGCTGGCTGACACTTTCAAGAAAGCGGTCACCATGATCATCGCCAAGATCGACGAGTGGAAGGCAAATGGTTCGTTGCAACGGTGGGCTTCCGATGTCGGCCAAGCAATCACCGCGTTCTTCAACGGCGCCAAGATCGTCTTCGAATGGCTCGTGAATATCGCCACGTGGATCGCCAAGAACTGGCAGGCGATTGTTCCCGTTGTGGCTGCCGTTGTTGGGGCATTCGTGGGTTTCAAGATTGTTTCAACCTACGTCACCCTTGCCGCTACTGCAATCAAACTCTTTGGTTCTGCCGCTTCGATTGCTGCCCTTGGTCCGATCGCATTGATTATCGGGGCCGTTGCTACATTGACTGCGGGCGTTGTGTACCTGATAGAGAAGCTGAACCAGCAAAAGGCGCTCTTGAACTCTATGACTGCGGCGGGAATGGCTGCATATGATACCGAGACGCGAAATACCGGAACTTCCATGACCGATGCAGGTCAGGATCCAACAGCCTATTATGCCTCACGTGTGGCAGGTCATCAAAAGTATGTCGATGCGATCAAACAGCAGAATGATGATCTAGCTAAGACTGCCCTTGCCTCACGCAACGCGACGTCGGTAGCATATGCCAAAGAGAAACAAGACGAATATGCAAAGACGGTGGCCAACAACGCCAAAACAGTGGCGCAGGATGCAGATTTAGCAAACAAGATTTATGATCTCACGCACTCGGTGCTGCAGGCCAAGCTTCATGCCATTGATGTTACGGCCGCCGCCGACCTCGCTGCCGGAAAGAATGCGGTCCAGGTCGCCACGTGGGTAAAGGTTGCCAAGGCTGCGGCCAATAAGGATGCTGCCGATGCTGCAGGTAAACTGACTGAGGCTGCAACCAAAAAGACTTCTGAGGAGGCTGCAAAAATCCTCGGGATTAATGCTGATCTGAACGACAAGAGCTACAAGCTCAGTCATACGGCGGTCGAGGGCCAAATCTATGACCTGGCAAAAGAACGTGATGCGGCAATCGCCGATGGGGGTTCGAAGTTAGAAGCCGACAAGGTCTATGTGCTAGCCTCAAAGAAAGTCTATGACGATGCCCGGAAGGAAAAGGCAGCAGCCGACAAGGAAGCACAGGACAAATATCTCGCCTCTGTAGCTGATTATGCGAGCAAAGAGAAGGACGCTGTCACGACCCTCACGCAGACCATCGTCGACAACTACCAGATCCGAGAAAATGCTGCCGTCAAACAGTTGAAAGACGAACGTGATGCACGTCTTGCCGCCATCAATACTCAGATTAGTGACCTGACGGGGCAACATGATAAGGCAGCACAATCGGACAAGATGGCAGGACTTGCCGCCAATTTTGCGAACGCCACGACTGAAGAGGATCGGGCGGCTGCATCAAAGGCTCTTATGGATGCGGTAAATGAGGAAGCCTACCAAAACCAGCTTGCGAGTTTGAAAAAAGAGCAGGAAACAGTTGCCGATAAGTACAACAACTCCAGCACGGGCATGATTGCGTCGATCGTCACCTTCTATGACCAAAAAATGGCGGCAGCGAATGTCAATGCTGAGGCCGAAGAACTGCTGGCGAATACGACGACAATCGACATTATCAAGACATTGGAAAGTCACCTTCCAGAGTTTGCGAGTATGGGGGCCGCGGCGGGCAATGCTTTCGCAGCCGATTACAGAGCTGCCATCGCTTCCACTGGGATTCTTGGCAGTACTGCGAATCCTGTCACCGTGGCTGCCAAGGCTGCCGTGGCTTCCAACGTAAGTGCGGGCTTGCAGTCTGCCTCGTTCGGCGGTGGTAGTGGCAGGTCCCTCATGGCGCACGCCAACGGTGGCTATTTCACGACACCCCACATCGCACTCATCGCAGAGAATGGCCCTGAGGCGGTCGTACCACAGTCTCAGGCGTCATCGTTCGCCAAGCAGATGGGAGGCTCCAACGACGCTCTCCTGCGGCAACTCGGCCTGAAACTGGACATGCTCACGTTCGCAGTACGTCAGGTAGCACCTGGCGTCGGCTCGGCCGTAAACGGCTTAGGAAGAGTGTAAAATATGTACGCAAAATACAGTGACGGCTCCCTGATCCAGCTCGTGCAGGCCAAGTATGCCAGGACGGATCCACAAATCCTCTCGACTTATCATGTCCCGCTTTCAGACATCAACGGCGCAATTCCTCTTGGCCTGGATTGGCAGACATGGACGATCTCCGGCGTCATCGCTGACTCTATGAGTGTCCGTTGGCACGATATCATCTGGCTCAGTCTCGATAACGTTGCTTGGAGAGCATGCAGGGTCCAAGCGACGGCGTTCCCCACGAACAATTATCAGCAGAGTACGTATGAGCTGACCATGTTGGTCTCGCCGATCCTGGAGGGCGCGGCTGTCCGTTACCCTGCCAGCGGCTTTAAGTGGGGTAACCAAGCCATTACCGGCATCAGTCAGCTCGGGAACACCGTAGCATACCCGACTATCCACTACTTGGCTCCGTTGTTTTATGCGCCTCTGAGCAACACCCTTGTAGACATAACCGGTCAGTCGGTTACGTTCCTGCGGACTGCGAGCAAGGTTCACGGTGGTGTAACCTATCCCATCAATACCCCCATCTTCGACAGCGGGCTTTATTTAGGTTCTGATACCGCGCAGGACGTGGCAACGTGGACGCCGCCAGCATCGACTCTGAGAACGGTCGCAATGCAGCTCAAGCAGACGCGCTATCCGAGTCCGTGGTCAATCGGTGGTGGTGGGGTCAACCTCCTGACAGCGAACCAGAGCAATGCAGAGACGAACACGACAGGAGTAACCAGCTCGTGGGGAACGCTCACACGCAATACGTCCGCACCCCTTGTCGGAACGGCTGATTTCAAGCTGGTCGCCGGTGGTGGAGGAGACGCATCCCTTTCTGTTACTTCCGCAGTAACGGCTGGACGATGGTATGCTTTTCAGGTATTTTTCAACACGTATCACTGGCAGGGAGGCCATACTGTTCACCTACAAATGGGATGGTATAACGCGAGCGGATGGATGTCCAACACTATGGGAGGTGCCGTTGCCGCAGAGGGAGTGCCAACACATCTCTCTGCGATAGGTCAGGCTCCGGCTGGAGCGACTGTGTGCGACATACGCATATATCTTGACTTATCCATAAGCGGCGAAGTCCTCTGGGTCGACAGCCTCATGTTGGAGGCCATCCCGACGACCCTGACCGTCTGGACTTCTGCGCACAACAAACTCACAATTGACATGGGGTACAATCTACTGCAATGGAATGACCAATACGCGAACCTCTTTCTTGCGCTCCCTGCGGCATATATGTCTGGTGCGGTCATAGACGTGGTATTGTTTGATGATACCTCTCATGCCGTGACCCTTGCGGTCCATCCGGCGGGCGGGGCATGGACTACAAATACGGGAACGCTTGCGGCTCTCACTTGGCCGCAGTTGACACTTGGAAACCTCGAAGGTGGTATTGCCAACCTGATTGAGTATGGCTATGTCCTCACATCGGCAGAGTATCAAGCATTGGCCTATTCCTCACTGTCTCTGCTGTTCAATTCGTTGTATGCCGGCAACCGGTACGCAGGAGAGATTATCAAGGGTAGTGACAAACGATTACTCAATGCTGCCGGAAGTGACATTAGTGCGTTGTTGGGCGGTACAGACATCGCTATTGGTTCAGCAGCAGTGACTATCGCGCAAACACAAGGTTTAGCGGCTCGCTGGTATGTCGAGTTGAAGAGGACTGACGTATGATTTTGACCCTCAGTGTGGTGCAGGCACAAGAGCGGCTCACGGTTACTCTTGCCTGTGCCGGTGCTGCCAGTCCTCCGTCTGCCACCATCATCATCGACGGCAAGGCATACGCCGGACTACTTATACCCATTGTTTCTGTGTATGATTCAACGCATCCAGTCTCTACTTATGACATAGCGCTAGAGCGCGGTTCACACGTTGTCTGTGGACAGGCCACTGATTCAGCTGGCACTGTCTTGACAGCACCGCTCATCTATGTAATGACCTATGAGCTGACCGACTATGGCATAGACGTGTACTCAGGCGATGCCAAGTTGGACGCCATTGAGCCTATAATCCACGATGAACTGTTGCCCGTTTTGCCGACGTTGAACTTTTCCTGTGCGACGCTGCTTACTGGAACTATCGGAGCGGTCATCCGAGAGCGCGGCCTCAGGCGGTACCAATTCGAGATTGCCACGGTCGCCATTTCCGGCCCGCTTTATGTTTACACATGCCTTGCTGCTGAGTCGTATGCTCTCACGACCGCAATTATGGTATTGCAAACGGCTTACGGTGCCATATCGGACACTATCAAGTTGCTAGTGCCATCGTTGAACATTATCAACGTAGATGTGCCGACACATTCTACGGTGAACCTCGTGGCAAACGGAGAGTTTGAGGCGAATACGGCGGGATGGGTCGGAATTGGAGCCACCCTTTCTCGCGAGACGGTTGCTCCATTGGCGGGAACTGGCTCATTGAAAATCTTGCTGACATCCAACGGCGGCGATGGTCGCCAATGGATAGGGCTTACTGTTGGTCATCAGTATATTGTGACTTGTCGTGCCAAGTCTACAGCGGCAGCAGGACGTCTGGCCTACCTGTATGAATTGGCGGGATGGACAAGTGGCACAGCCGTTGATTGTTCTACGGAGGCAACGCTCACTTTTGTTTTTACCGCCGTTGCTGTGGCACTAAACTTAGCTGCAACGCTTGCCGGTGGTCTCACCGGTGAGAGTCTTGTTATAGACAGCGTGACTTGTTATGATCTCACCCTCGTGAGCAACGTGAATCTCTTAGCACAGCCTACTTATCCTCAGATGTTCAACAAAATCCAGCCCTTGGACGTTATCGAGCAGCTCCTGATTCAGGCCCTCGCGCAAGCCTCAGTCCGCGACGGCATCCTGCATGCCTTCCCGTTGGATGTTCGTGGACAGACCCCCGACTATCACATGCAACGTCTTGACCCACTTACGGGCTGGCAACGAGACTCAGATGTTTATGATGCTGTCGAAGCACACTACATTGTTAAGCAGTACCCGACACCCGACACCTACTTGACCCTTCACGATGCAGCTAATTGGATAGGTGTGGTTACAGATGTGACGCAGGTGGCAATGACCCTGCTACTACCGCCATCGGGTGCGCTTGGTATGCTGAAATCGGCTGGTAACTGTAGCAGAGCGGGATTGAATGCGGCGTTCAAGAACTTTGACCGCATCCGGTTCAACTGGAACCCGCCCGATGTAGGTTCTACCATCACCGTCTCACTTCTGCAGGATACCCTGAACAAGCTGGAACTGACCCACACATTCGCTGGACAGTCCAGTTCGGGCTTCATCCTTAATACCGGCACCGCGTCAGCAGATACCTTGGTTAAGGACATTACGCTATCGCCTATCCGGCAAGTCAAGACAGTAGCAGGAACTACAACTGCATTCTGCTCGTATCGCGTAAGTCTGTTTGGTGGTGCTGGTGAGCTGTTGTGGCAAGACGGATGGAGCAACACCTTCGGCAACACCTTTGTGGCAAATGTACCTCCAGCAGTATCACAGGAATATCAAATCACGACCGTCAGAATCGAGTTCAAGGACCTGTACCTTGTCGACGGAGTTCACTACGGCGTTCAGGTCGTCACCTGCGACATCACGGTACAGTCGTACATCGCTGTCGGGACTCATGTGAGCGTCGTTTCGTCTGTGACCTATTCCGTCCTCATGCACGACATCGGAAATTATTTCTTTATGGGCGCTCAGGGACTCCCTGCGACGACAAGCAGCCAATGGTATGAGGTTGGCTTTTTGGGCGGTGGCCCTTGTGATAGTCTGACGTTAGACTCCGAACACGTTCACGCGTCGTACCAAGGTACCGGTTCCGATATACACGGGTACTACTCTATATCTGTTGCGGTGACTCTTCGAGAGACTGTCACCGATTACGCATGGGTGCCATCACTCTTCGCTTGGAGTTCAGTATTCAACCTGTTTGAGGCCGTGGATATTTCACTTGCAAGCATGACCCGCACCGGTAACCCCATGAACCTCGCTACGATAGTCCTCACGTTCAGCGGCGACAACTACGTGGACACCCTTGTGATGGTGGTCGATAACCCCTCACCCGTTACTGTGCGGGCTGGAACAGGGTCAAGAGCCTATCCGGTTACTGACGACTTTGGCTCAGAGGCTGGTGCACAGGCATACGCGAACGGACTGCTGCCGGTCGTCTCAGTAGCACGAGAGCAGTACACGCGGGACGTTCCACTGTCAACCGACCTCTCAGTAGGCGACACTATCTCAGGTGATGGAGTACCTATGACTGTTTATGCCGTGGATTATAGGGCCGACGGCAAAACAATTGCGGCTGGAAGGGCCATGGACATTCTCAAAACACAATTGGCAGAGTATGCGAGGCGTATTGGTACCCTCGAAAGGAAGGCGTAGGCATGTATATACGTGCGAAGATGGACGCATACCTTGACCCGACTGCTGGAAAGCTGGACAGCATCATCGCTGAGCCTCTCAGGGTGTGGCACGTGACTGGCAGTGATGAGGCTATCGAGGCGTTCAGGGCTGCAGTCGGCGGTGTTGTATTGCCTGACTCAGACATTACCGGTGTACTGGACTTGGCTGTCGTAACGCAGCAGGTAACAGAAAAGAAAGAACAGGTGGTGGATCTGAAAGTCAAGTTGGACAAGGCAACAGTAGAGTTGACAGACCTACAAGTGGTAGCAGATACGCTGTTGCAGACGGCTAGCGTAGCACCGGCAACTGAGCAGTTAGGGGGGGGGTAACATGAACGAAAAAAGCGATCCGACACCAAACACATTGTTGCTGGTCAATACCACAGTCAACGGACTGACTAATTGGTTCAAGGCGGAAATGAAGCGCGTTGATGAACGTAGCGTTGCTGAGACCAAGCGCATTGACGCCATACGGGATGTAGATGCAACTGCGGTTCGCGTTGCGGCTGACCGCGCGCTAGACACACAAGCAACCTTGGCGAGCCAGGTGAGTGCGTTCAATGACAATCAGAGAGCGCTCGTAAACACGACAGCCGATGTCGTTGCCAAGAATTTACAGCAGGTGACTAAAGAAATAAATGATAAGGCACAAGAGCAGCAGCGGCAGCAACAACTAAAGGATGACGCATTTCTTGCGGCAATCGGCTTGATACAGAAAGCGCAAAACGAAAGCCAGGGCAGGTCCGGCCTTTCCATTCCGCTGCTCTTGGCGCTTGTCTCTCTTGTCGGGGGCATCCTTGGGTTCGTTATCAATGGGTTCCTAAAATGAAGGGTCTCGACTACTCCCACTCGCGCCCCGATCTGAGGCGGGTCAAGGCCCTTGGTTATGGTTTCTGTGTTCGCTACCTGTTCGGCGACGGTACTGTCGCTAGCGGAAAGGGCGTTTCCAAGGCCGAAGCCGCTGCAATCAGGGCAGCAGGACTCGGGCTTCTCGTTATATATGAGAGCTATGCTGGAAGGGCGCTTGAAGGCCAGACAGCAGGCGTGGCAGACGGTAAGAGAGCTCTCGCGTATGCCCGCGCTATCGGATTCCCTGACAACAAGCCGATCTACTTTGCCGTGGACATTCCCGCTACGGCGGCACAACAGCCTGCGATTGATGCTTACCTGTATGGCGTGGGTAGCGTTATCTACACTGCCAGAGTTGGGGTCTATGGTTCCTATGGTGTTGTTGAACGTTGCCATGCTTCTGGTTTTGCCTGCTGGTTCTGGCAGACCTACGCGTGGTCGGCCGGGAAGGTCTCGGCCCATGCCCACCTGCTGCAATACTCGAATGGTCAAACCGTGGCCGGGGCCTCAGTGGATCTGAATGAGTCACAACAGTTTGACTTCGGCGCATGGGAGCCGGTGAGGGCGCCCGTTGTCGTGAGGCCCGTTGTTGCAAAGCCCGCCATAAACCCGCCAAAGCCAGCAGTTAAACCGGTAGCAAAACCGACGATCCACATAATGACTGGGGCCGAAATGCTGGCCTGGGTCAAGAACGTTGGCAAGCCTGTCGTTGTAGTAAAACCAGTAGTTGCAACACCCGTCACCAAACCAGCCATCCACATCATGACCCCGGCAGAGATGCTGGCGTGGATGAAGAATCTTGTAAAGAAGTAGGAGGTACACGTGAACAATTTACCGAGTATGTGGATCTGGGTGATTGGCTTCTTCGCGCCCATCATCGCGTCTGTCCTGCTCAAGAAGAACTGGGACGGGCGCATCAAACAACTGATTGCCTTCGCACTGGCAGTCGGTCTGGCCATTCTTGTGATGTGGCTGGACGGTTCGCTCAAGACCGTCGTTGCAAGCGGAAACTGGCCTATCATATTGGGTGCTGTCCTTGGTGAAGCAGAGTTCGCCTTCAAGCAGGTATGGGAACCACATCTATTGACGACTGCGGTCGAAAAGCAAGCGACGGTCGATTTGAAGCAAGTTCTCTACGTCGACCAGGCGATACCCATTATAGATGCTGGCAAGCCGATCGTCCCGGCGACAACGCCGACAGTACCGCCTTCAGTCTGATCGAATTGCCAAGGGGCCGTTATCGACGGCCCCTCTCGTTTTATCCAAAGGAGGCTGTCTCCATGGACGGCACACACTATAGCAAGGTCGTATCTTTTCAGCAAGAGGACGCATGAGCTTGGCAATCCGAACGGAACGTCAGCGGCTGGTTGTCGAGTATGCTCAGCAACATCCCTTCGAACAGGCGGGTGACTATGCCAAGGCTGCCCTTGCTCTGAACATCCCGATGAACACCGTCCGGCATTATGCGAAGCAGTTCGGACTGAACATGAAGATGCCAGGGCCACGTAAGGGGTATTCGATCGGAAAGCCGATCCTTCCTAGAGAAGTAAACCCGAGCGTTCCCCTTGTCGCCAAAGACAACAGTCTGGCAGAACGCATACGCAAATACCTGATGAAGTACCTGTGTACCAAAGATGAGCTCGCCGATTTCTTCGAGGTTGCGCCGAAGGTCATTCAAGCTGGACTCGACGAGCTGAAGGAACGAGCGGTCACCCTTGATTGCGAGAATGGAATCTACTCCATTCAAAACGACATCCGGCCTCCGGAGGAACCGGTCAAGGAAACTCTCGAAGGGCTCGGAGCCCGAGCCGGACACTTTGTCATTGGGCACACGGCGGACTGGCACACGAGCTCGAAGTACTGCCGCGAGGACGTGATCACGAAGCTCTATGAATGGTATGCTGCAGAGGGCGTCACGACGGTCTATCATGCGGGAAACTGGTGCGATGGTCAGGCGAAGTTCAACGAGTTCGACCTGCTGATCCATGGCGTGACCCCGCAGATTCACGAGTTCTTGCGCGTCTGCCCTCAGATCCCCGGCATCAAGACCAAGGTACTATCCGGAGACGATCACGAAGGCTGGTGGGTCCAGAGAGAGGGGATCAACATCGGGCAGCTGCTTGCTCTCGAGGCGCACAAGGCCGGGCGCGATGACATTGAAGACATCGGCTACATGGAACGCGACATCGAACTTGCCTCGGGACAGATCATGCGCGTCATCCATGCGGGCGGCGGGAGTGCCTACGCCACGAGTTACAAGGCACAGAAGTATGTCGAGAGCTTACAGGGTGGTGAGAAGCCGCGCATTGTCGTGATGGGGCACTACCACAAGTTCGAGTTCGGCTATCCTAGGGAGGTTTATGTTCTACAGCCCGGCTGCTGTCAAGATCAGACACCGTTCATGCGGAAGAAGCAGATTCAGGCACATGTCGGCGGATGCATCCTGGACATCCACGTGAATGACGGCGGCATCATCGACGAGGTGGGCTGCCGATTCAAGAGCTTCTTCGACAAGCAATTCTACGAATATCACCAGGAGTAGACCGCATGGCGATGGTCGTGGTTCAGATCGAGAAGGTGCCACAGGCGCTGATTGACGTTGCAGCGGCACCGGAATACAAGCCGGGAGTCTGCCATGGGCTGACGGTCACTCCACATGACAAGGCCCCCGTCTTTCGAGGCCTTCGTGTAATTCATATCTACATCCGAGAGGGGCTCAGTAAGGAAAAGACCAACATGATCATCATCCATGAGCTGGCGCACGTAGGCCAGTATTTGACCGGCAGCTCGCTCAATGAGGCGGGCGCTGATGCACTGCGTGACGCCATGATCGCCGGGCTGATCCCGAAGCGCAAAAAGAAGAAGAACCCCTGGTGACGACAATGGAGACATCCCGTGACTGCATCGTACACGGGTGTCAAGTCGCTGCATCAATACTACTCCGGTGGGGACTAGGTGGTGAATTATTCTCTTGGAATTATTCCAAATGGGTAAAACGCTAAATCCTTGTTCCTGCTTGCATCACTAGCGTTTCTCAGTATAATATATGTGGCAGCTGATGCGGTTTAATTACCCGCATGACCCCGGACCTAATCCCCGGTGCTGCCAACAAGTCAAAAGGGATTAGGAAAGGATTAGGTGAGAGACAATGGGGTACAAAACAAAGATTTGTGCAATCTGTGGCAGGGAATATCAACTGACCAATCCCGCGCAGAAATATTGTCTTGATTGTCCGAAACCGAAGCGCGGGTATGGCAAAGAGTACATGAGCGCATATCGGCGGACCCCAAGCGGAAGAGCGTCCATTGCGGGGTCAAAGAAACGGTCTCGTGAAATACACGGTCCTTATAAATCTGACCCCAAGAAGGTATACGAGTATAATCTTAAGCGCCTTTACGGAATAACAATGGCAGACTACGGTAAAATGTTTATTGCTCAGGGCGGGAAGTGCGCCGCCTGTGGCAACAATATTGCGGGGAATAAGGCCAAGATGATGTGCGTAGACCACGATCATGTAACTGGCAAGATTCGTGGTCTTTTGTGCCGTTCCTGCAACATCGCCGCAGGTTCGCTTAAAGATGACCCCGAAAGGGCGATACTTCTTGCCGAATACCTAAGACGCACCCAATAACGCACTTTGAATAACGCACTTTGTGTTACACGTTTCGTGGCAAGGCGGAAGGGTTAACTCCGTTAAGGGTTCCGGCTTACTTGCTGGGTACTTGACGGGTACTTGCGGGGTTTTATACGCAGGACCGAATTGATACCAAACATGCATTATCTGCATATCGGTTCAGTAGATGCATACTTTGCAACAACTCTAATGCAGATAACCTCCGAAGACGTATACATTGTTTACTTTCTCGCACAGTTTTAGTAAGTAGGCGTGCAAGCTTGGCAATTTTCTGGCAATCCCGGATACTTCAGAAAATCTTAAGGAGTGTGCCGATCGTTTTGTTGACGTCAACAAATTGATACCCCATGACAGAAACATATCAAAAGTGTTATCAATCTGCAATGGATGTGTCGATACTAGTCAGATTTGTATAGTTGGGACACATGGGATGCAGAAAAGTGGCCTAAATTAGAGGTTTCAAATGCGGTGCCTTGTGCCAGTACCCCTAGGCTTCAAATACGCCCGCTATCGCAACGGTTCGCGAACGGCAGGCGAGTTTGACTTACCCTAATACGCCGTGATCTCGGAGAACTTCGCCGTCGTGGCCGAATCCTCAAAGACGAGCGCCTTGTCCCCCTGCTTCCTTGGCTCCTTGCCCCCTTGACATCTAGGAACTTTAGCGTCAAGATACCAGTGGACTTGGGAAAAGGGGAGTCCATGACATACAAGAAGAGTCATCCTGAATTGGATGAGTTGACGGGAGCAAAGGTAAGGTATCTGGCTCGGGCTTTGGGGAAGCACCCAACGCAGATTATCGATGAGGCAATTGACGCCATGTACCGTGCTTGCAATGATACGCCACCGGAAGCTACGCTCCTGACGGAGCAGATTCCCGAGACAGAGCGCCTGCTGTGAAGGTCGCCGTCTGCAACTTAAAAGGGGGTGTAGGCAAGACAACGATTGCCTATCACATCGCCCGCTACTTCGCCTCCCAGGGAAAGACGACGCTCGCCATTGACCTGGACGATCAGGCAAACTTGACCGGTCTCTTGACTCAGGAGTTGCCAAAAGAACATAGCATCACACAGGTTTTCGCCCCGAAGGTCGCGGCTCCGACCCCTATGACAGTAACTCTCAATTTGGATCTGCTCGGTAGCGACGATACCTTGGGAGAATACGAGGCGAATCCCGATTATGAAAGGTCTTTTCGCCTCCGTGAATTGCTCGCCAGACTTGACCACCAGGTGACGATCTTCGACACGCCGACGCACCTTGGTCTTATGGTCACGAACGCGCTCATCGCTGCAGACTGTGTCCTCATTCCAGTACGCCCGGACAAATTCAACAAGGACGCGATGAAGCGGTTGTTTAACAAGGTCATCTTCGTTCGCGAGAATGGAAACCCCTCCCTACGGATTGCTGGTCTCCTGTTAAATGCCGTCCAGGAGAGGACAACGTATGCCAAGGCCTTCGCGGTTATGCTTCACGATACGTATGACACCGCCGTCTTCGACACGATCATCCCCTCGAGCATTCGAGTGACGCAGGCGCTGGACGTACCTGAGCCGGTATGGGAGTTCGCGCCGAGGGAGAAGGTATCGCTGGCGTGGAAGGCATTTCTGGCTGAACTGGAGGTCACCCTTGGGCTATCTTGATCGAGCATTGAAAGAGAAACCGGCGAGAGAAAAGTTGGTGATCCACTGGAACACAAGCACGACAGTGGCGGTCGGAGATTGGTGTGTGCATCATCGGGGTTGGAACAGGTCCAGCTTCTCAGAGGTTGCAGTCTTGGAGAAACTTGAGCGAGAGAAGATCATGGAGCAGGAAAAGAAACCCGAGCTACTAATGCCCCACGGCAGCAAGGAGGCTAGGGGCTAAGGACGCTAGGCACCTAGGCACCAATAGATAAAGGCACCTATCACGCCGTTGCACATGCTCTACTGGGCTTGTACAGCGGCGTTCCTGATTGTGAATAGGTCTTCTTATTTGAGCTGTTGACCTACTAATACAACGGATAATAATACAAACAGCAGACATGGGGGTAAGCGAAGTAAGACGCGGCGCCAGGAGTCGCCACTAGCAGACTTGGGGGTTTAGAATGAAAACAGTTATGACAAGCAGTGGTACGTCCCACCATACCACACCGAACGGGTACAACCGTTACGTTCGTTCTGCAAAACGATCTGAGCGCAGGCAGTCGATCCTTCAAGCATGGTCCTTCATCGTACCCTGTCAGCAGGCGCCTTCTGTCGGCACATTTGGGAGAGCCGCATGACCTCGTTGACGGTCCTGCTTGCGTTCGGTCTTGGCGTCATCGTGGGTGTAGGTCTTGGCATCATCTTGGTTTTCAAACGCATGGGTTGGCTTGTGAAGTGGGGACTCGTCGATGAGTGAGCTGAAACGGAAGTTCCTCGACCGTGTGATAATCGTGCGAGACGGCTCGACATCTGATGGGCTTCATGGTTTGGTAACACAGATCGTTGAGGACAGCAAGACCCCACTCACCGTACTGTTATGGGCGACGCAGGGGTTCAAACACATGAACTACTATGCACCATCCAGCGTTGAACTGACCGATGAGAAGTGGAGCGACTCGTTACAACCCGATCAAACAGTAAGGGCCGTATTCGATTCCTCTTATTCGCATTTGTGGTACATTGTAGATGGCAACGGGCGCAGTGTCACCGGCTACGGTCGACCAGGCATCGCGTGGGCTCACTACTTCAGAGAGCACTTTGACGCAGCAACCGCAGCATTGTATACACTAGCCCAGGAGGCTGAAGATGGTAGAACATCCGATAAAGGTATGGAGGACAAACAAGGGACTGTCGCAGATGGCGATGGCGCGGTCACTCAAAGTGGCGCTGGTAACGATCCAGTTCTGGGAAAGGGGTCTAAGCATGCCCTCCCCAGAACGAATGGCAAGGCTGACAAAGCTCACCGGGATCACTCGCAAACAGTTGGAGCAGGCGCGCGAGTAAAGTCAGAAGCCAAGCAGACTGGGGGGAAATAGCATGGCGATGACCGAGGAAGAGCGCAAGGAAGGTGCAAAAGCATCCAGGCGTCGCTACTACTTGGCCAATCAGGACAAGTTGCAAAAGCTGTCGCGCGAGTATCATGCACGTCGCCGTTTGGAACATCCGGAGGCCATTGAAGTGGAGCGTGCCTCATGTCGTCGTTACTGCCAAGGGCACCGAGTGATACTGGCGAAGAGGACCGCGATATGGCGTCAGAAGAATCCAGACAAGGTGAAGGCGATGAGCGTTTCTTGGTATGCGGCAAATCACGAGAGAAAGGCAGCTAGTGATGTCATTCGCCGTCAGAAGAATGCAGAGAAACTGTCACGGCGATATGCCCTCTGGTGCAAGGCCAATCCAGAGAAATGCGTTCTGCATTCTGCCAAACACCGCGCTCTGAAATACGCCAACACGCCTCTTGATGAAATGCTCACGTCGACTGAGTGGTTGGCAATCCTTGCTGAAGCCGACGGTCATTGCGCCTACTGCGACAAAAAGTTTGACCATTTGACTCTCGATCACGTCATACCCCTGTCGAAGGGCGGAAAGCACTCCAAGGACAACGTAGTTCCGGCGTGTGGTCACTGCAACTATTCCAAGAGAGACAAGACGCCGGAGGAATGGCGGGCGAAGGTGCAACGGGAGGTCGTTAGCGCCTAGGCACGACAAGTCAGAGCCAGGAGCTCTGAGATTAGCGGACTTGGGGAGAAATTACATGGACAAAGACATTGCAACAACTGGCACTGAGATCGACGCTAAGACGCTCGAAACGGTTCTGCTCCAGGGAGACCTTTCGGGATTAAACGTGAGCCAGCGTCTGGCATATTACCGCAGGATGTGTGATAGCGCAGGGCTGAATCCACTGGCAAAGCCGTTTGAGTATCTGACCATGAAGGGCGACGGGGGCAAGAAGCTCGTGCTCTATGCCAGGGCTGAAGCGTTTGACCAGATTCGCTCGGCCAAGGGGATGTCGGTGAAGGTCCTGAAGCGTGAGACCGACAAGGAAAATGGCGTCTACACCGTCATGGTCCAGGGCAAACTTGGGAGCATCGCCGATGAACGGCTCGACGAGGCGTCTGCATCCGTACCGATTATGAAAGAGAACGGATCGTGGGTCAAGAACGCCGAGGGCAAATCCTACTTCAAGGGCGATGGCACGTTCAGCCCCATGCACGGTGAGGACCTGTCCAATGCCATGATGAAGTGCGAGACAAAGGCGAAGCGCCGCCTGACGATCAGTATGAGCGGACTGGCTCTTGCCTGTGTGGTGACCTCTGATACGGGCGAAGCTCCAACCGAAGCAGTCAAGGCAATCGACGATGGCACGATGGTCCTTGTCAAACAGGGTCAAGAGTTCCTGAAGCTGACACCCGTCGAGCTCGGCGCAATGGCGAAGAAGTACGATCCTGACTGCACTTCTCTGTCGACGATGACCTATGACGCGGGGACTGCTCTGCTGAATGAGGTCTGCGATATGGTACTGACTCTCGGAAAGGGCGAGGTCCCGAATGGTGTCTCTCCTGAGTTCGCCGTTGAACTGGCAAAGCACACGAAAGAAGCAGCTGACACAGATGCGAGAGCATTTGCGGAGAGGTTCTAGTGAACCCCTGGATCATCCTCGTTGCCCTGATCATCGCGGCCTTCTGTGGCGCAGTCATCGAACATGTCAGGACACAGGACCGGTACGAGTTCACAATACGACATTTGCATGATTGCTACGTCGCTGAGATTCAGCGGAATAAGAAACTCACTGAGACGCTCGAGGCGGAACATGCTGAACCAGTTGACGTCATCCTTGATCGATTGCTGGATGAATGTCCGGACGAGTCTGAGGTCAAGAGCAATGGCTAGCCTGATTACGATGGATGGCAAGTACCAGACCCGCGGAGATACAAATCATCCAAGCCAGCCCGTGAGGATTCTGTGTGTGGATCGAGGTTTAAGGTGGCCAGTTCTCGGTTTGGTGACAGACAAGAATGGCGATGAGCATGTGGGGACTTGGGATGCGTGCGGGATGCAAGAGTTCAACACAAACCAAAACCTCATGCTCGTCCCCACGAAGCATAAGGGGTGGGGCGTGGTCAACAAGAAAGGAGAGCTGACTGCGGCTTTCTCTGACGACTATGCGTGGGAAAGGGCACAGCTTGACGCGAACATCTTTGACGGCGACCGTGTCGTGTGTCTCACTTGGGAGGCCTGACATGGATCTTCCGTTGATGATTCCTCGGTTCCTCGTTCGCAAGATGGTCTCAGACGCTTACAAGGCCGGACAGCTTGACCAGGCCAGAGAGGACGTTCGAACGCTCATCGGCGCTCAAAGGGAGGTTGTAAGCCCGCAAGGGTTGTTATTACGACAGCAGGACATCGCCGCTCGTCCTGCCCGTATCTATCGAGATCGGCAGAAACTAATCACGCATATCAACCCGGACCCACTGCCACCCAAGCTACAAGACGACGACTGTGGTGATCTCGTGAGGTCCCGGTGAAGCGCCTGGGCAAGCTCGTGATCATGCAGGAGACGGAGTACAAGGCACTGGTATATGCCGAGACGCGTACAGCAGAACTCATCAGTGCCAGAGACGAGGCGGTAGCTCTAGCTCGCAAGTTCCACGCGGCGGGCGGCTACAGTCACCGGCTGCCGGCGGTGAAAGAACAACTCAGTCACGCAACCGAGTCCTTGGCTCACTGCATTGACCTCCTGGTAGCTTGGCGTCCGCTGGTCGCCTCGCTGGAAACCACGCCGGGGCAGTTCGTCGACCGTCAGTTCGACACGAAAGTGAGTGTCACGCGAGAACTGTGCGGGATTGACGAAGAGTGGAAGAAGCCCGACATGACACGCGAAGAGTTCGAGAGCCTATATCAAGGGAATTTTAACGCGCCTCCTCCGGAACCAAAGATCAAGTCTCGCGTAAAAGAACGGCCAGAGCAGTTTCTCATAGACCGGTACTTCGAGACTGGGAAGACATTCGAGGAACGCGAGGCAGAACGGAGGCAGTCATGATCGAGCCGAAGGTAGGCGATCGTGTCGGCTTTTGGAGTACGAGGTATCCAGGGCATCTATCGCACGGCAAAGTGATCCAGACAGGCGGCGGCTGTGTCATGGTCAAAGCGTTGCGGGCTGGAAGCTGCGGGGTTAAGAAGGTCACGATCATGTCGCTGTCTGATCTCGTCTACAACAACATGAGCGACGCTGACGCCCCCGCCGACTTCATGTCCGTGGGCGAGCAAGTGCAGCAGGAGAGGGTGACGTCATGACGGGCGCCGTAGCAGTCAGTGTGACAGATATCTGGATGCTGGCAAAACTCGCTGGCCGGGAGTGTGATAGTCAAGAGCAGCTGAAGACAGAAGTCGTCGATTTTCTGACACGAAACAACCTCGACGGACTCTCGAATGGCGATGATTGCGGATGCACACTGGGTAGCCTCGGTCATTGTGGCAAACTCTGCGATGGCTGTCGTGCTGGTAAGTTTCGCAGTTGTAGCAACTGCTGTTTATGCAGAGACAATGGAGAAGAATTGCACTGGAGATTTGGCGACTGTATTGACAGCGCAGGTTGCGTGAATGTTGTACGATTGCCAATAGGAGAGGTGCCAAAGTGAACGGCCACATCTTCCTTGACCAGCAGGTCGATAAGCACTGCTGGAACCTCTACGACTCGTATGGCGAGATTTGCGTCAAGTGCAACTGCTGCGGTGGATTCGACAAAAAGACCATATACGCGAGTCGGCTGAGAGCGGTGAGGCGGTGGCTCAAAGAAGACAAGGCGAAGCTCCCACAGCCATTGTACCAGTCTGCGTTGCAGCAGAAGAACATCCGTACTGATATTCGTCGCTTCCAGCGGCAGATTAGGTACTACGAGCGCAAGGTGAAGGAGGAAGGGAAATGAGCAGCAGGAAATATGCCGACGAACGTCCATTGCCAAAATCAGATTGGTACTTTGTCAAAGACGGCGTGATGAAAGGAGCGTCCGCCGCTACACATGAGTTCTACAAAACCGTGAGTGGGGACAACGCTCGATTGGTAGGAGCATTGTTCCATTGTTGGATTGAATACTTTTTGCATATCGTTGGCGAAGGAACGCCAGGAAGGATTCTTGCCGAGTTCGACAGGTTGCATATCCCGGTTGATGAACTGACGCGGCAAGACATTGTGAACCGCCATTGCAATACTGGCCTTTCCATTGAACCAGCCCCGAAGGAGGCCGACAGTGAAGTGCATTGATTGCAGCAAACACGGTCTTGTCTATTGTGCTATTGGCGAAAACATTCTGAAGTCTGAACTGTGTTGTCAGGCGAGCAGCGACAAAGTGGTCGTGGCGGGCGCAACCAAGGCAGTCATGGCAGCAACGGAAGCCCCGAAATGGTGCTCACTGAAGAAGGGGAAATGAGGATACTCGAACAGCTTCTAGTACAGATTCTCGAACAGTTAAAGATTGCGAACCAGTTGAAGCGTTTAGAACTTGTCGCAAATTCAACGACGGACGAGCAATTTATTGACCGCGCCATGGAGATACGGACATGAAATCACTCATTAGAGAATCGTGCATCCCTTGTGGCGATCTGTGCGAGAACTGGCCAGACGGTCAATGTCCGTTCTGGGCCGAGCACACATCTGAGAACGAGGGCCCGGACGCTTGCACCAATCCCGAACTGAAGGACAGCGAGGTTCGTTCCGGACGTCAGCGGACTGCTGAGTGTCTGAAAGCGTACCCATATGGTGGCACGGTAACGATTGAACCGAAGGTGAAGCCATGAACCGCACACGCATCGACTGGGCGCAATACAGCTGGAATCCGGTTACGGGCTGTCAGCACGGCTGTGACTACTGCTACGCCCGCCGAATGGCGCAGAGATTCACTCCTAAGGAAACTGACAACTGGGACGATTGCACCCAACCGGGCAATGGCCTTCACGAAATCAGACACATGGTCGGCAACGGCGGAGCATGGAAGTATGGATTTGCTCCGACGCTCCACAGCTACCGCCTGAGTGAGCCGTTGTGGGTCAAGAAGCCGTCGCGCATCTTCGTCTGCTCGATGGCCGACTTGTTCGGCGATTGGGTCTCGGACGAGTGGATCAATCAGGTGCTTGCGGCATGTGAAGCAGCCCCGCAGCATCAGTATTTGTTTTTGACCAAGAACCCGGAGAGGTACGAGCGCCTGTTCATCTACCAGCAGAAGATCAAACCCCATGCTAACTGGTGGCTGGGTGCAACCTTCGACACGGCAAACGACACGAGTACCTTCCGCGATCACCTGTGGCCACTCCATGAGGAAGGCTGGCATACCTGGGCGTCAGCAGAACCCCTCCTCGAGGACATTGCCCCGTACATGGACTGGGGAGATACCATCGACTGGTTGGTGATCGGCGCGATGACTGGACCCGGGTCAAAGAACCGGCAGCCAAAGGCGGACTGGGTCTATGATCTTAGCAGTCAGGCACTGCAGCATGGTATCCCCTTGTTCCAGAAGCAGAGTCTGTCACACTTCTGGCCGGATGGTAAGACGATCCAGCAGTACCCAAAGGCGATGCTATCGCTTGACGGCAAGACGCCATGATGCCTAAGCGCCTAGGAGCCAAGGGGGCAAGGAGCCTTGCTCACAAGATGAAAAAACTCTCACTTGACAAAACCGAGGATGTTGTACAATTGGGGGAGCCTCGGTGGTCGCTTACCCCAAGTCTGCTACTACCGGGGCTTTGCCATAGGCACTTGACATGCAAATAAACGTGGATATAGTGCGATTGGAAGGGGCTTGGGCCAGCTTGCAACTGACCGACGCCATCACATGGGGACGGCCCCTTTTCCCTCTGTTCCATGTGAAGCACCCATGTGGCAAGCCATCCTTGCCACCGTCAGATAGCGGAGGCAGGCGATGAAGCTGAGCAAGACACCATTGACCCTACGCGGGCGCACTCTCATTCCAAATATCGTCCTCGACATGGCGGCGAAATCCAGCCTCTCTGGTCCAGAGCGTCAGGAACTCATGCGCCTGTGCCAGAAACTCTTCCCGGAAGACAGGGTCCGTAAGTGGATCGCTGACCAGAAAGACCTCGAATCCGGATCACCAGGCCGCGGTGAACCCGATGTCGAATAGAATCCTCAGTGATTCCCTCCTTACATCTGAAACCCTGGACGAACTCTGTCCATCGCAAGAGAACCTATTCTATCGATTGCTGGTCGTCGTCGACGACTATGGCTGTACTGATGCTCGCCCGGTCGTTGTCTTGGCACGGTGTTATCCTCTCCGCATCAGCAAAATACCCGTCGAAGATATGAAGACCTGGCTGCTGGACCTTGCTAGAGTTGGCCTGATTACCCTGTACCAGGCCGAAGGCAAAGAATATCTCCAGGTGTCCAAATGGGAGAAGCATCAGCGCGTTCGCAACAAGCGTCACAAGTGTCCGCTCCCTGCGGCAGATGGCAGCGACGCGCAGCACATTGCGGCTACTCTCGACACCTTGGTACAATCGGCGGCGAGTTGCGGCGAGTTGCGGCGAGTTGCGGCGAGTTGCAACAATCCGCCGTCTGAATCCTTATCCTTATCCTTATCCGAATCCTTATCCAAAGAGAAAACCATTGTCGGGCAGAAAACGCCCGCCATCCCCTACCCTGAAATCATCGCCTATCTGAACGCCAAGGCACACACTCTCTTTAAACCTTCGACCGACAAGACACAGGCAATGATCAGAGCAAGATGGCATGAAGGCTTCACTCTGGAGAACTTTAAGACCGTCGTCGACAACATGGTCCTCGCCTGGTACGGCGATGTGAAGATGCAGACGTATCTCAGGCCAGAGACCTTGTTCGGTACAAAGTTCGAGAGCTATCTGACTAACCCTCCGAAACGTGAGACCCTTCAACGCCATACATCTGTCTCGAATGAACACGACTTCGACGGAGCTGAGGACCATGTCCATGATTGAGACAACAGAAATTCGCAAGGACTCTACACAGGAGATCCTCGCCCGCCTCGTTCGTAACGCCGAGGAAGGTTTGACTGATGATCTGACTCAATGGCAGACGTCCTATGTCGGGGCATCCGACCTCTGGCACGCGAAGCTGACAAACGCTTCGACGTGGAAGGACTGGTGTGCTCTTCTCCCGGCATGTCCAAAGTGGGAGCATAACGTCCAGTTCGACAAAGCGGACCAGGACAAAGCGCTCGTCAGCCGCGCGAACGTGCCAGACGAAGTGATGAAAGCCTTTCAGGACGTCTACGGCTCCCGATATCTCCACTGTGACCCAGCCCTGATCCAAAAGAAGGCGACATTGGACAAGGCGAGCTCCATCATCCTGGCAGGACCAAAAGGAACAGGGAAGACAACAGCTATGGCCTATCTTGCCCGGATGCTTGCGGAACGGGCGTGCATGGATATCGAGCATTCCCTTCGCCGGGCGAGTCTCTTCGCCTTCTGGCGTTCGGCCGGCATCTTCACAACCCTGCACAATGGAGGGTCCATTGACAATCAGGACGCACGGTACTTCTTCGTGGATGACTTCGGCCGAGAGTACGTCGAGCCATTCGCCCTGGCGCAGATGGAGGAAGTCGTCGAATATCGGTATGGGCGCGAACTGCCAATCGTCATGACCACGAATCTCAGTTGGAAAGACTTCAAGGAGCGGGCAGGATTCGAGCGTATCACCGACCGGCTCTTGGAGATGGCAAGCTGGGTCAATTTTATTGGCGAGAGTATGCGCCAGAAGTAAGGTAGGACTAGCAGACTTGGGGAGGCAACAAATGGAAGAACTACAGGTGTTTCAGTATCAAACGCAGCAAGTGAGGACCGTGAACAAGGATGGAGAACCGTGGTTTATAGCAAGGGACGTCTGTGAAGTCCTGGCGATTGCTAACACGTCGCAGGCGTTGGCACGGTTGCCGGACGTCATGAAGGGTCTCAGTACTGTGGATACCCTTGGGGGAAAGCAGACAGTGACCGTTATTACAGAAGCCGGACTCTACAAGCTGGCCTTCACGAGCCGGAAAGACGAAGCAGAGAAGTTCACCAGCTGGGTAGCGTCCGACGTCCTTCCACAAATCCGCAAGACCGGCAGCTATACCCCGCCAAGCTCGAAGAACGTCTATGGTATCCTCCGCGGACTCGTGGACGACCTCGAGCGCCAGGACCAGCAGATCGCCGCGGCCAATGCCAAAGTTGACCAAGTAAGTCAGCGCGTCGACAAGATCGCCCAGGGGATCCCGGCGCTGCCGGTGCCTGAATCGGCAGCTCTGGAATATGTGACTCCAACGCAGATCGGCAGGATGTTCTCGCCGCGTATGTCTGGCATAGAGACCAACAAGCGCCTTCAATTCGCGGGTTTGCAGTACCGTGTAGGCGGCGAGTGGGTTCCTTCTGACAAGGGCAAGGACTACGTCAAGACACTCCCGGTCCAACTGGAGAATGGCAAGTGCGTGTACCAGTTGCATTGGCAGCGGCGAGTATTTGACATGATCTGCGAGGTGGTGGCATGATCGAATACACATCACTCGAAGTCAGCAGGAGGCTTTATGACGCAGGGTTCCTGAGGCATGTGCGGACGCAGCCAGACCATGGGATTGAATACGGTCCCTGCGATGGTGTGTGGTTCGAACAGTGCGCTGGACAAGACTTGCATGGTAATGGTAAGTTTGATTTCCACGAGTTTGATGCGTGTGGCGAAGGAGCCAAAGACCAGCATGGCGGGATTCGTGCACACACGTATGCCGCCTACCGTGCCGACACCCTCGAGATGTGGCTGCTCTCCCTGGATGCCAAGGAAGTCGCCGAGAAGATGGGGGTGCGGACACTGGCAGAAAACGGAGACCGTGGCAGTCTGCGTATCGAACAGATAAGGATTGACTTCAAGGGGACTCTGGCATACCAGGTACAGCTTCATCGTCCCGTCGAGATAGGAGCTCAGGGCCCAGTTCTCGTTGATGTGCTGGGACGGCTCGTTTGCGGAGTGCTGGGGGTGACGGTATGAACGACTATGACCACATGACTGTCGATGAATTGTTCTGCGAGTATGCGCATTGGGCGCGCAACGAGGCCGGAACTCACTGGGAGATACACGGTGTTTATGGTGTGACCGTGGTCGACAAGAACCCTCTGGAGGCAGTAGGAAGAAAACATGCCATCATTGACGCTATCCGCCGTAAGATCATCGAAGAAGCAAGCGTGGGAACGTGGATCCACGCCTGTGATTTTCCTGATGAAACAGTCGTCTATACGAAAGATGACGGGTCTCTGCCCGTAGGAGACTATTGGCTCTTTCCCAAGGATTCCGTTGCATGGTATGGGTTGCTGGCTACGCCTGAAGAACTAGCCTACATAAAGGAGAAGCCATGACTGACTATAGCAAGATGAACGTTCATCAACTCATGGAAAAGGCGGTAGACATCGGGACACAATACGGTCATGCCGTCTGGAAAGATGGCTGCGAGGAAATGGATGCTCTTGAATCCGCCCTTCGCAAGGTCGTCATCCGAGAGGCAAGCGTAGGCCAGGTTTTTTTCACGACAGATAAACATCCCGTTGCGATTGGAGCTAAAGAACTCAAGGTCGGGGGCAGAACGTTCGACCTTATTCTCAAGGAGACCTCTGGTGAACGTCCCTATTGATCCAGCGCTTGAAGCACTGGCCATGAGCGAGCTGCCGGTCAGTGTTACTTCCATTACCAACTTCCCAGAGAAGCCATGAACCGAGCCTACAAAGCATCAAACGGACACATTATTGCACGAGGTAGCGGTGGACGTTTTCGGCAATCGACACTTGCAGATGTTGGTCTGAAAGCTACCGGCTGTCCAAAATGCGGGCGTATCAACTTCTGGCATCGCCCGATCGATGACAAGCCGGAAGGCTATCGGTCTCCAGGTGGGTTCATTGACCCGGCAGAGTTCGCACATCAGAACCCGATGGTCTGCGCCAACTGCGGAGCGGACATCAGTGAGGTGGCACCCTATGGTTGAACTTGCAAACGGTGATCTCCAGCTGGACAACGGTGTCATCATCCCGGCAGCCAAGCGCACCAGGACGGAAGTTTACTCTCGTGTGGTTGGCTATCTGAGGCCTGTTTCCCAGTGGAACAAGGGGAAAAAGGCTGAGTGGGCCGACAGAGTTGTCTTCGAGGCGGCGGGTCATGTCCGTAAATAAGGAATTTATGGTAGAGGCTATGAGCCATTCATGCGGTATTCCCGATAAGACATACCCAGCAGGGTATTTGGAGAGGGTCATGACAGAATAGCACCACTAGACTAGGACAGTATTTCGGCCCTGCGAGGGGTCGGGGGTATAGCACCAAAAATCTAGCAGACTTGGGGGTCTCAGATGACAAGAACGGAGTTACGGCGAACACCATTACGTCGCACGGCACTACGGAAAAGTTCTCGAAGCTCTGAGGGGGGCATCGCGAAAGTGGCAGCACAGCATGTGACTGTCAAGACGCTTGATTCAATCGCTCGTGACATCTGCATGGTCCGGGACAGCGGCCACTGTGTCGTCTGCCCTGCAACCGAAAACCTCGAGGCCTCGCACATCTTCCCAAAGGGCATCTACAAGTCCATGCGTTGGCTCACGGAGAACATCGAAATGCGCTGCCATGACGACCATCAGGTCAATAGTGGCGCGCCACACGCCGACCCGAAGCTCTGTCAGGAATGGTGGCAACAACATCTTTCCCCAGCCCGGTGGCAGTATCTCGTTCGATCCTCTCAGTTGCTCGTCAAGGTGACGCCCTGGTATCGTGATACTGAGTTCAAGCGCTTAAAGTTCGAGTATCTTGATCTCGCCGGGCATCCGTGGGGCAAGGCATGAACACTTGTTCGAGTTGTCATCATTACCTTGATCGATACTCGGGCGAACGGTGTGCCGTTGGCGCGACTTTTTATATTGACCCCGTAACGGGAAGTGGTTGGAAGTTGCTAGAAAACGCACCCAACTGTAGAGACAAGAACTCTGACGGAAAGTGCAAGGATTATGCCAGAAGTTTGGCGCGGACGTTCGGCGACCTGTTATTGAGGATACCATGACCTCAGGCGAGCAGTTCGCACCTTACAATCCTCCTTACATGAAATTCTGGCGGGAAGACCTCACTGCCAAACAAGTTGTCAAAGGCCTCAAGCACCTCAAGTTAAAGTCTCACAAGAAAGCCAAGAAGCGGGCGAAGAAATGAAGTCGTCCTCTCGCAAGCGGGCGCGCGTCGACTACAGCCAGATCGCCATTGTCCTGCTCGTGGCAGCCCTTGTCGCGCTGTTCGTTCTGATGCTCATGCTTCTGGCGCCCAGGCAGGCCACCGCAGGGGATATCGTCAACTTCCGGGTCGCTCGCAGGCTGGCAAGCGTAGCACTTCCCACTGAAAAGGTGACGACAAGGGTGTCAAAACCTGTTAAGGCACTACTAAAGTTCGAGATAACGTGTTATTCGCCGACTGCGGCTGAATGTGACGGCAATCCTCTTATGACCGCTTCCGGACAACGAGTAAGAGTCGGAGGTGTCGCCGCAGACTTGTGTTTATTGCCGATGCACTCGCTAGTACGGATACCCGGGTATAACAATGGAAAAGTATGTGAGGTACTTGACACTGGTGGCAGTATCAGAGGCTACAAACTAGATGTGTTCTTATGGTCAACGCACGAAGCAACACATTTTGGCAGGCGCAAGAATGTTCCTGTTGAGATTCTGCGGATAGGTGGTGCGAAGTGAGACGCGGGCCGGTCGACAGTGGCTATGTTGACGAGCTGTTTCCAAACACACAGTCGAGGAACCGTGGATCTGAGGATGATGGTGGAAGGCATGTAGGAGCGTCTGAGTGCGTGCACTGCAGGTTTGAGAAAGAAGGAACTGGGGACGGTCAGTGGCCCTGTTTCCTGTTGGGTCGTTGTGATCCGGATGCGGTGTTGGAATGAGACCTCAGCCGAAAGATACGGGATGGTGTGGCTCTCTGTTCGATGAGCCGATCACGCTAGTCGCAGCTCCTTGGGCGAGCAAGGCAGTGGATACCTTCGCGGGCGCGGCATTCCGTCAGCCAGTCCCGAAGATCGAATCTAGCCAGGACGAGGGTCTCGACTTCAGCAAGGAGTGGTACTACTGTGCCTCGGGAAACGCTATCCGCAACCATCTTCCCTGTGACGAATGCATCCGGAGCGAACCACGCGAGGAAATCCACTGCATCCGTTTTTTCAAGCTCCATCCCTGCGCCTATTTCAACAGTGCGCATTGTAACGGAAGCACCTGCGAATATTGGAGCCCATATGGCGACAACCCTCACTGCACTTATGGGCCGTACCTCGCCTGGCTTGCTGTCCCACCAGCTCCTGCCATCGAACCTACGAAGAAGCCGGTCAAGGCGAAGAAGCCAAAGCTCGAACCAGCTCCTGCTCCATTCACCAAGAATGACCAGGAGATGCAGTTTCTGCGCTCTGACATCGTGGCAATAGACCGGTTGCTTTCGGAACTTCCAGCCGACCACGTTATTGAACGCCTAGGTTTTGAATCGAGGAAGCAAGAGCACGAAGAACGGTTGGCGATTCTAGCCCCGGCCGTCAAGCCTGTGAAAGAGCCGATCGCTGTGCTCCTGGACGGCAAATGGTATTCCGCGGGCAAGATGCTGTGGGACTGTTCCGATTGCCTCTGCCTTGCCTGTGCCAACGAGGGCAAGAGCTGTCACGACTGCAAGGGGTTCGAGCGTTGTAAGAAGATCGGTGGCACCGGCGGCAAGATCGGCGCTTGTCCTGATTTTCGCACAGAAGAAGGCAAGGAACAGCATTGCTTGGAGAACGGCTGTCTCTGCTTCAAGTGCCAGCTCATTGGAACGGACTGTGAGCAATGCGTTGGACCTATCCGATGTGACAAGCCACGCATGAAGTGCAAGGAATACGTCGGGGCAGAGGTAGAGGCATGAACGACTCAGACGTGAAAGTTGTTGACGAAGGATATGTCGGCGAGCTGTTTCCACACGTAATGCAAAAAGAGCTCGTTTCGCGCGTGGCTCAGCAGCGTGAAGATGGATCTGAACCTGAGGGCGAAGGTTGGTGCGTTCGCTTGTCCCGGAGTTGCAATTTGAAGGTGTGCCAGCCAGAGGTCCCGTGGCCGCCGGAATCTGTATGTTCTAGCTCGAGCTGTAAGGATTTTCGAAAGGTAAAGACAGGAAAGGCCAAGGTCGTCAGAGTTACAGACCGTTTTGCGAATGGGTGCTGACTACTTGACGTAAGGGAGCAGATACCCTTCGCCGCGTCCTACCAAAGCGGGCCAGTGACAAGTTCAGGTGAGGGGTCTTGCATAACTGAAATGAAGGGCATCACGGAAAGAAGCACGGAGGCGAGGTATGCAAGGAAAGGAACAGAAGGCCCCTTTACTACGAGTGGCTGGGTTTAAGACGATGAAACGAGACGGCAGGGACGGCAACGGCAGAAATGTCGTGCTTGAGTATCAAGGAGGCAATGCGCGTGACGCCGTCCATGCTTTACGTGACCAGATGATCGAACGGAACGAAAAGGATGTCGCCGGGGTCATCATCCGTGGACTTTCCAAGAAGTACGACATCCTGTTCGAGCTGGACAGGGAGACGATTGACGGCAGGACGAAGACTGCCGTGAAGTTCCTCTATTGGCGGCATGTTCCCAACAGGCAAGAGAAGCCGCAGAAACCGCACATCGAGGAAGTGCTTCTGCCAACAGAAACACCTGGCATTCGCATAACAGTCGAAGGCAAGTTTCGGGCGAGGTGCGGACCGCACTATATCGGGACCTACCCGACCTATGCAGAAGCCGTGGATGCGAAAGCGCTGTATGTCACTGAAATAGGGGGTCGTCGGGGTCCAAAACCGCATATCGGAAATAGGACTAGTGAGGAACTTGTCAACTCATAAACACGCTTGTAGACTATTCGAAGTAGCAGACTTGGGGGTCTACTCTTGCACAACGAGTGTGGTCAGCAGCAGATAGCGCAGTATGCCGTGCTTCTCGCGGCTTCTTACCATACTCCCCACAGATCCCCCATGTACCAGGGTCAGGCCCGCTGTTTGTCCCTGAACGCATGGGGGATTTCGCATGCCTAAGCAGAGAAAAGAACCAGAACGCGTCGCAGATGCCCTCTGCTGCTTCGAGTGCTACTTCGATCACTCGACGACAGATCGCTACGGCGAGACCAAAGTTGTCATTGTCGCATCTGCATCCCAACTGCCAGAAGTCAACAAACTGTCCACTATCAAGAACCAGTCGCACGTGACGCTCTATGCGTCGTTCGTCATCGCCCATGATGCCAATTGACCGCACGATCGACATGAATGGTCGCGTGAATGCAGGCGACGTTCCTCCCAGCTCGAAAGAGCAACTCCTTCCGTCGCTTGCATTGACGTCATCGCTTATGCCTATGCCGGAGCCCGCTGTGGAATACGTGCTGACTTTGCGCGAACGTCATGTTCAACTCATGACCTCCGGCTCTCTGGCGCGCCTGTGTATGCGGCTATCTGCTTGGCTGTATAAGAGGGCAGGGTACTGACATGGTCTACACATGGAGCGATAGCAGCAATCGGTCTGGGTACCGATGTGGGTGCGACTCCCATAGCTCCTACAACTACATTGAGAGCGGGTTAAACATGACTGCATCTTCCCTGATTGCTAGCACCACACTCGTGCAGCCCCCGCTCTCACCTATGGTGACAGCATGACTCTCTCAACAGGGTCATTCATCATCACCGGGCATGACAAGATCACAGGTCGCGCCACTTATGTGCATGTTACGATGACACCCTCAGACACGCAACCGCAGACTGGCGACTCAGTGCTGGACATCCGGTACAAGGTCAAAGCCAACACTGTGAGTCCACTCGTCTACTGGTTCATGGTCAGGGTTCTCAAGTACAAGGACAGATGACATGCCATATGCCGCACATCGCTACTGTGGCAAGGCAGGATGTCACAACTATGCTATGCCCTCATCCTCATACTGTGTCGATCATCAACAGTCGACTGCCCATGAGTATGACAAGGCAAGACAGGGCGAGTTTGAACATGAGTTCTATAAGAGTGCAAAGTGGAGACAGGCTAGAGAGTGGAAACTCGCGGCACACCCTCTCTGTGAGGACTGCCTTGCTGAGGGTAGGATCACACCTGCCACGATGGTGCACCATATTAAGGAACTCAGAGACTACCCCCTCCTTGCTCTTGAACAATCGAACCTTCGATCGTCCTGTGATCCATGCCATAACAAGAAGCACCCTGAGAAGGGCGGCACGCATGATGACTAGCCCTTCTTTGACATCGAGTTCTGCTCTCTATGACTGCGTTCCAGGGCGCGACCGCGTGACTGTAAACGTAGTGGTCATGCATGGTGGGAGGGGCGGGTCAAATCTCTACAACGTGAACGCCTCAGAGCCGGTGGTGGGCAAGCAAACCACGAATGTCCGAGTTTTCAGCCATAGGGGCCATCGAAATGGGTAGAAGAGGCCCGAAAGCCATGCCTTCTTCCCTGAAAAAGCTCGGTAGTGGGCGCATCAAGAACCTGAACGAGCCGAAGTTCGAGACCGCAGTCATCAGTTGCCCCAATTGGCTGACGGGCGAGGCAAAAACAGAATGGCGCAGAGTCATCACGATCCTCTCGAAGGTTCCCGGCCTTCTGACGTCCGTCGACAGAGCAGTCCTGTCTTCGTACTGCCAAGGGTACGCTCGCTGGCGTCAAGCCGAGAAGCATCTTGAAATGCCACCGAATGGAGAAGGTCCGACCGTGATCATTACCGGCCAGCATGGGTATTGCGCTGAACAGGTCTCTCCCTGGGTCAATATCTCGAAGACCTATCACGATGCGATGATGAAGTCAGCACGCGAGATGGGCTTCACGCCGTCGGCCAGAACCGGTATCAAAGTCCCGGAATCTACAAAACCCAACTTTGGCGTTTCCAACAACCAGGCATCCGCTGATCCATTCAGGCCGCCGACGTCAAAGCCGCCTGAGAGGAAGAAGAAATGAGGTTTATTAACCCAATTCCTTCCTCTGATACCGCCTACTTCGACGAAGCTGCAGCCTCCTACGCCGTTGAGTTCTTCGAGAAGTACCTGGTTCACACGAAGGGTAAGTGGGCTGGTGAGCCGTTCAAAGTGGACATGGAGTGGCAGCGGTATGTCCTTCGTAACCTCTATGGATGGAAACGTATGACAGATGGGCTGAGACTCTACCGGCGGGCGTACATCTCTGTGCCCCGGAAGAATGGTAAGTCGGAGATTTGTGCGGGTATAGCATTGTATCATCTCTTGGCAGACGGCGAGTCTTCACCCGAGGTGTACTCGGCCGCAGCGGATGAGTACCAGGCCGCGATCGTGTTTGAGGTCGCCAAGGATATGGCTATGACGTCGCCTGCCCTTACGGAGCGCGTCACTCATTACGCTGCTCAGCTCAGGTGTTCAGGCAACAACGGGCGTTACCGTGTTCTCTCCCGCGAGGTCGGTTCCAAGCATGGTCTCAATGCCTCATGTATCGTGTTCGACGAACTCCACGCGCAGAAGTCCCGCATGCTCTGGGACGTTCTCACGACCTCGACCATGGCGCGAGAGCAGCCAATGGTTGTGGCGATCACCACAGCGGGCGACGACGACACGACGATCTGCGGCGAGCAGTATGAGTATGCGCTCAACATCGCCCGCGGACACGTGGATGATCCCTCGTACTTTGTGTTCATCCAGCAGGCGGACGAAGGCGACGACTGGACGGCTGAGACGACCTGGAAGGCTGCCAATCCCTCCTATGGCGTCATCATCAAGCCGGAAGAGATTGCGGATGCGGCGCATAAGGCCGAGAACAACCCTGGGGAACAGAACGCTTTCAAGCAGCTGCGGCTCAACATGTGGGTGCACCAGGCCGTGCGCTGGCTCGACCTCGGGTACTGGGACAAGTGCAAGGTTCCAATTGCCTCGCTCGAGGGGCGCCGAGGATATATCGGGTTCGATCTGGCGTCGACCACGGATATTGCCGCGGCCGTCGAAGTCTGGCAGCCGAAGGTTGTTGGTGGGCGCTGGGACATCGTGCCGATGTTCTTCATCCCTGGCGACAACATCAAAGGGCGCAGCGAGCGCGATCACGTGAACTACGAGGCATGGGTGCAGCAGGGATTTATCCGCACCACGCCAGGGAATGTCGTTGACTACGAGTTCATCAGGGCATACGCCAATGCGCGGAAGGCTCTTTGTTCCGGTATCGCGGGCGCGGCGACAGATCCCTGGAATGCTACACAGTTCGCCACGTCGCTCATGGCTGACGGATGGGACGTTGTCACTGTCCAGCAAGGGTATAAGAGCCTATCCCCAGCATCGAAGGAATTCGAGCGCCTGATGCTGTCAGAGCAATTGGCACATGGCGGTAACCCAGTACTTCGATGGATGGCGGACAATGTTTCGGTTGTCCGTGATCCTGCTGGCAATATAAAACCCACGAAGGTCAAGGTGACCAAGCGCATTGACGGCATCGCTGCCGCAATCGACGCACTGTTCCGGTTCATCATGACGCCGGAAGCCCCGCCGGCCAACCCCGGGATATTCGTGTACTCGGGATAGGAGGAATCGTGACAATCAAAACAGCGATGCAGCGGGTATTTGGTGGCAAGCGCTCAGAAGCGGCATTTGGTGAGAACCTTGCCAACTGGTTGTCCTCACAAGGCGGGACAGAATCAGGCGTCCCCGTCACGGAGCATTCAGCCATAAACCTCCCGACCGTCTATGCCTGCGTGCGTGTCCTGGCAGAGTCCATGGCTTGCATGCCGCTCATGGTCTATATTCGCGATGAGAACGGCAAAACAGTGGCGACAACCCATCCGCTCTATCACGTGTTGCATGATGAGCCCAATCGCGAGATGACATCGTTCATCTACCGTGAAACCATGATGGAGCATTTGCTACTGTGGGGAAACTCCTACTCCGAGATCCAGTTTAACTACGCCGGACTACCATGTGCCTTGTGGCCGCTTCGCCCCGACTGGATGACCGTGCAGCGCGATTTCGCGACTGGCAGCTTGGTCTACACCTTTTCTTCTCCGTATACCGGCGTGCGCCATCTCGACCCCACTCAGGTCCTGCATATCCCCGGCCTGTCCTTCGACGGTCTAATCGGACATTCCCCGATCGCCATCCAACGCGAATCGCTGGGACTTTCCCAAGCCGCTCAGGACTATGCTGCTCGCTTCTTCGGCAACGACAGCACGCCGGGCGGGTATTTGCAGTCTGCCGCGCCGATGACGGACGAGAAAAAGAAGATCGACTTCGCCAAGGCATGGGTCGGCGCACACAGCGGCCATAACCAGCACAAGATCGCCATTCTTGATGGCGGGCTCGAATACAAGTCGATCGCCCTCAATGCCGAGGATGCGCAGCTGCTGGCAACCAGAGAGTATGAGCGGTCTGAGATTGCCGGATGGTTCCGCGTGCCGGCGCACAAGATCAACGACCTGACGCACGCTACGTTCTCGAACGTCGAGCACCTGGGGATGGAGTTTGTGACCGATGCTCTCATGCCATGGGCTGTCCGGCTGGAGCAGGGCTTCAATCGCATGCTCTTTCCCACCTATAAGTATTTCGCCGAATTCAAGATGGACGGTTTTATGCGAGGCGACATGGCGAGCCGGTATGCCGCCTATGCTGTTGCCCGTAACTGGGGCTGGATGTCGGCAGATGACATCAGAAGCCTGGAAAACATGAACCCCTTGCCCGATGACAAAGGGAAAGTCTATCTGCAACCGTTGAATATGGTCGAAGCTGGTGCATTACCCGCCCCGGCACCCGCTAAGCCCGATGTTCCGGCACCCACTTTTGTGGTTGGGCGTTCTGTCGTCGAACCCATCCTTTCGGATGCGTTTGATCACATCGCCAAGCGCGAGAGCGAGGACGTCCTGAAGGAAGCGCGGAAACGCCTTGCAGTAGGCGACGTTCAGGGCTTTTCCTCGTGGTTGGCCGATTATATGGTTACATCACTTGAAACCTTCGTTAAACAGCGACTTTCAGCACCCATTGCGTCAACAGTCCGAGCACTCGGTAATGGAAATGGTGTAGACGATGCCACGATTGAGCTGTTTTCAGCAGCCCAGGCAAGGCGTTACAGCCTGTCTGAAGGGGCAGCATTGATGATTCGTGTCGTACGGGCAGAGTCCGAGAAGCAGGACTTGATATTTGCCGTCGAGAGTTTCTATGCAGATCGGTCATCTTTAGCTCTTGCGAACGACGTTATGACGGGAATTGAGGCTCAAATCATGGAGGTTCATCATGCCTGACAGAGAATATCGCACGTTTAGTTTGGATGAGGTTCGCGCTGTCGACGATGGTCATGTTCTTGTCGGCCATGCTGCAGTTTTTAACACGGTTGTTGACCTGGGCTTCTTCAGCGAAAAGGTTGCCCCGGGCGCATTCAAGAAGACCCTTGCTGATAATGCCGACGTACGGGCGCTGTTCAACCACGACGCCAATCATCTGCTAGGACGTACTAAATCAGGAACATTGAGGCTGCATGAAGACGACACGGGACTTGCCACGGAAATCGATATGCCAGACACGACGTTGGGCCGCGATCTGATGGTGTCGGTTAAGCGAAAAGATCTGGACCAGATGAGTTTCGCCTTCCAGACCATACAGGAAGAGTGGGATGAGTCGGATCCTAATAATCCGATTCGCACCCTCAAAGAAGTCAAATTATTCGATGTAAGTCCGGTGACGTTTCCTGCTTATCCAACGACCGATGTCGGCATTGGTGGCAGATCAGCTGAATCCATCTTGGCTGAACACCGTTCGAGCATCAAACCCACTGAGAAGATTATCGAGCCGATCCAGGAGGATCACTCGGCAACCGATAGCACCACTGAACCTGACTATGCCACGGCTTCTGAAGCTCGCCGGAAAGAGCTTGAACGGTTGGATCTCGAGGGATAAGCCTTCGAAAGGACAATGATATGACTGTTACAGAACTCAATGCATTGGCGCAGAAGCGAGCTGGCCTTGTTGGTCAGGCGCGTACGCTAAACGATCTTCCCCTCAAAGAAAAGAGGGACATGTCCGGTGAGGAAAAGGGCCAGTATGATGCCATGCTCACCGATGCCCGGAAGCTCAAGGATCAGATCGACCGCGAACTGGGGTTGCAGGCGGAAGAGGCTGGTCTAAACGAGGCTCGTGACACGATCGCCGGGGGCAAGGATGACCCGAGCAAGCGTGACGCTGTTCCCGGCGTGACGGCAGAGTACCGTGGTATCAAACTGACTGGCGAAGAGGCAGACCCTCAGTTCCAGCGCAGATCAACTAAAGAATTCGGTAAGTTCTTCAGGAAGTATCTCATGGGTGAGCAGCGTACTGCCGCGGCCTTTGCCAACGATGTGGATGCCGACGGCGGATACCTGCATGCTCCTGTCCAGTGGGTTGCCAAGCTCCTCCAGTCTGTGGATGCTGAGGTGTTTGTCCGTCGCTATGCCCAGGTGGTCCCGGTCACAACCTCGGATTCCATCGGCTTCCCGGCATTGACTACGGATTTCGCGGATGCCGACTGGACGCCCGAAGTCGGGACGATCGTACCCGATGAGAGCGCCGTGCTCACTGAGCGCGATTTCAAGCCGCAGCAGCTGACGAAGGAGATCGACGTCAGCATGAAGCTCCTGCGGACGGCTGCTCTCTCTCCTGAGAGCATCGTCAGGGACCGTATGGCGGCAAAGTTCGCCGCCGCTGAAGAGAAGGCATATCTGACCGGCGACGGCTCAGGCAAGCCTCTCGGTATCTTCGCCACCTCTGGAACGGGCGCTATCCCGACTAGTCGTGACTGTACTACTGCTACGACCACAACGGCATTCACGTCCGACATCCTGCGTGCAGCTCGATTCATGCTGCGTCCTGCCTATCGTTCGGGCGCTCGCTGGCTTCTCTGTACTGATGCTCTGTCGAAAATCTATTTGTTCAAAGATGCGGTCAACGGCAGCTACATGTGGCAGCCTTCACTCATCGCTGGTGTCGCTGACACAATCGACGGCTTCCCTGTAGACGAGAGCGAGTATTCTCCGAACACGTTCACCGCGGGTTTGTACTTTGGCGCCTTGGTTAACTGGAACAAGGGTTATTTCATCGCTGATCTGATGGACGTGACCATCCAGCGTCTGAACGAACTCCTTGCGCGCAACTCCAAGGTTGGCTTTATTGGTCGCAAGTTCACTGACGGTGGTCCTATCGACGCACAGGCCTTCGTCAGACTCAAACTCGCTGCTACTGGCTAGTCAATAGTGATGAGGGGCGAGCTAATCACTCGCCCCCTATGGAGGACCACTTATGAAGATACATATGTTCACCTTAGCTGCGGGACCGGCGGGCATTTACCAGGGCGATTGCGAATGCCCCGATGAAGAGGCGCGTCGTTATATCGCCGGCGGTTATGCTAGACCCATTGGCGGCGTTGTCGAGACGGCCATGCTTGCACCCGCTCAACCGATTACTGCTCCTGTCGAAACGAGGGAGACAGTGGAAGTGGCCACTCCTGAGAACCCCGGTGATCTTGTGCCGGGCTTTGGGAAGTACCACAATGGCGAGTACAAGGACAAGCCACTCACCCTCGCGCAGATCAAGGAGCAGGATCCCGAGTACCTCGAGTATCTTGCGAATCAGGTTAAAGACTCAACAGTCGCGGCTGCCGCGAAAGCTGTCCTAGCGGGCGCATAATCCATGGACGACATCCTGTTGCTCTCAGTACCGCCTGCTGTCGAACCGGTCACGCTGGTCCAGGGCAAGGTCCAGGCAAAAGTGGAGACGGCCGACGAGGACGCTTCCATTGGTGCCCTGATCGCGGCAGCCCGCGCGTATGTTGAAGAGACCACGGGGCGGGCGCTTGTCACCCAAACGTGGACCTGGCAGCACATCAGCTGGACTACGCTGTTCAGGGGTTCGTGGAGCAGGATGTCACGTAATGCGTGGGGTAGCAAGGTCGTCATGCCGAGGCCCCCGCTCCAGTCAGTCGTGTCCATCACGTACCTGGACGCAAGCAATACACCCCACACGCTGCCCGTGAGTGAATACGTTGTTACGCCGGGCGACCCAGGGACGATCGAACCATCATCGACCTTCAGCTGGCCAGAGATTGCAACGGCTGGCTATCCGATCACGATCACGTTCACCGCCGGGTATGGTGCACCGACGGAGACGCTCACCGTGTCGTCTGTCACCTATGTGGACGGTAACGGAGATCCACAGGTCATTCCACCAGCCGACTATACCGTCACAGCGGGCGCGGTAGCATTTGCCACTCCTCCCGAGTTGCCGTTCACTGTGCACTTTGCACTCGTGTATGGCACGGTCGCCGCGGTGCCCGCTCCACTGACTCAGGCCATGCTTCTGTTGATTGAGGAATGGTATGACAACCGGGCGAGCATCATCAGCGGACATATTGTCGCGGCTCTCCCGCACGCCGTCGAAGCACTCCTGAGTCTCTATCACTGGTACCTGTAGATGGATAGCAGCCGCCTGAACCGCAGAGTCACGATACAGTATCCGTCCACGACACAGGACGCTTACGGGCAACCTGTTGTGGGCTTCACGGCCCTGGCGACGGTGTGGGCTGCCGTAGAACCCCTGGAAGGGCGGGCGCTGTTTGCATCCAAGCAGGCGCAGAGCGAGATTACCCTGAAAGTCACGATCCGCTACCTTGCGACGGTGGAAGAGGATATGCAGGTGGTCTATGGGCCGCATACCTACACCATCCTCTACCTCATTGATCCCGCAATGGAACATTCGTCGCTTGAGCTTATGTGCTCGGAAGTGAATGCATGAGCGACAAAATTACGATTCAGATCCAGGGACTAGAAAATTGCGACGCGAAATTGAAGTCGCTGAGCGAGCGCGTTGCGAAGCATAAAATAGCACAAGCGCTCCAGGACGCCGCCGCATATCTCGTAGTCCGCATCGAACGGGCCACGTATATAGGGCGCGACAACCCACGCGTTAGACTGAAGAACTCGTTTCTCGCGGGTGCGACGCATAAGGATGGCGAAAACACGGTGGTCAACGTGGGACCCAACAAGAGCAAGACCGCTGTGGCTATGGCTCAGGAGTTTGGCTTTCCCACGACGCCCGCTCACCCCATGATGCGGAACACGTTCGATGCAGAGAAGGACAAACTCATTGACATCTTCGTTGGCGCTCTCAATGAAGAGTTGGAAAAGGTACAGTTGCCATGACCGATCTTGATGCAGCGATCTTCACTCGGCTCTCCACCTTTGCGCCCCTCACCGCGCTTGTTCCGGCGACGCATATCGCGGCAGTGACGATCGCACAGGGAATCTTGACCCCCTATGTGGTCTATCAGACGATCGACGACCCCTCGAGCTATGCACACGATGGAGATACCGGCTTTCGGCAACCAAGGGTTCAGGTTTCATCGTATGCTTCGTCCTTTGGCGGTGCAAAAGCAATTAATACGCAGGTTATGACTGCACTGGATACTTGGCCGTCGACTGGTGGCGTGCAATCGGTTATATGGCAGAACACGATCCCCATGTATGACCCGGCAACTACGCTGTATGCAATGATTACCGATTTCATCATTCAATATTCGAGCTATTAGGAGGCTCACATGTCACAGGCATTAACTTCATTTGGGGTAAGTCTGCTTCGGGGCGTCACCCCTATTGCAGAAATCACATCCATCACGCCGCCAACATTCAACAGTGAGACGATCGACGTCACGTCCCATGACAGTCTGGGGCGCATGGCAGAGTTCATTGGAGGCATGCGGTCCAGCGATGACGTCAAGATTACAGGCAACTTTATTCTCGCTGATGCCGGGCAGGCCCTACTCCTGGCGGATCAGGCAGATGGCTTGGTTCATGCCTACACTCTCGTGTTCCCGACGGCATGGGGCGCCAGCTTCAGCTTCTCAGTGGTCGTCCTGAAGTTCGGCCTCTCGCCATTTACCACAAAGGGCGACGCTGTCGGCTTCGATGTTACCATGAAGGTCTCCGGTGCCGTGACCCTGAACAAGACGCTCAGCGCCGGACTCACCACCACATTCTTCGTATTCACACCGGCTGGGGTGAACGTTCCTGTGGCCAGTGCGACACCGGGCGTGTTTGTCAATAACCAGGTGACAGCGACAACTTCGGTCGTCGTCAAGCCGACAGCCGCGGCAGGAGTCATTACAGTCAATGGCGCAATCGTTACTAGCGGTGTTGATTCGAGCGCAATTGCTCTAGGCGCTGCTGGTTCGATTACGGACGTCACCATTGTGGTTCAGGAAACAGGGAAGGTCTCCAAGACTTACCTGGTTCACGTCGCCAGAGCTTCAGCGTAACGTGAGCAGGCTGGCGATAACAACCAGCGTCAACATCGGGGGCAGGGCTGATGCTTTGCCCCCTACATGGGAGGTAACATGGACTTCAGCACAGTAGAAAGTGTTCCAGTTGAACTTCTGGGGAAGACCCGTCATTTGAGACTGACCCTTGCCGCGCCAGGATGGTACAAAACAATCACGCACAAGCGGCTCGACGACCTGATCATGCAGCTGCAGCGCCAATTGTCGGCTGGCATGGCCGCCAAACGGGTGAATGACGCGCACGCTGAGGCGCTTGGTGTCCCGGTCGAGCAGTTGCCAGCTGATGAAGTCGTCGATCCTGATTCAATATTGGATCCCAAAGATAAGATCGATGTTGCGGACATGATCCCGGACGTGATCGCTGCAGTATTCGCCTTGGCTCACTGGGAAGATATTACGAACCGTCCGCAAGGCCGAAAAGACGTCCCGCTTCCTGGTGAGTTGACCTACGAGGACATGAACACGCAGCTGGACCTGGACGCGTTCCCTACGCTCATGGTGCTGATTGTCGAGGTCTACGGCTTGCATGCGATGAAGGCGGGGAAGGACACGGAGGGTGCGGACCCAAACGCAGCGACCCCAGTGCTACCGAGCTCTGGGGAATTGCCCGCGTCACCTTCGGACTTACCAACGACGAATTCCTGACCTGCAC